ACCTGAACGAGATTCAGGATATCTAGCACCTAGACGAAGTTCTCTTTCTAATACACCAGACTCTGTAAAGACTCCTGCTGGTAGTTCTAGTGGAACTCTACGAATACCTTGTGGGTTAGCAGAACGCATAATTGAATCAGGACCAAGTGCAAGTTCTTGCACATCTTGTGGGATAGCAATAGGTGCTTGGATAGATTTTTCTGCTGCTTGAATTTGTAAGATAGCAAATCTTGCGCGAGCAAGTTGTACTGATAGTACATCATCAAACTGACCGCGAGCTTCGCCATCTAATGATGAGCGAACTGCGACTCTTGCTAAACACTTACCAATTGGGTTTGGTGTGTTAGATAAAATTAAATTGTTACGCTCTGGGATAAAGAGCATATCTTGGTCTTTATCGTGGTAGCGCATAACTGATAGATAAGGTGATGCTGATTGGTAAACGCTACGAACATTTAGGATTTGACTTGCGTACTCAGGAAACTGTGCTGCTAATGATTCAGCATCTGATACAACAACTTGTGTTAAGGATATGGTACGACCGAAACGATCAATCTCTGGATAGACTCCGAAAGGATTAAGTAGTCGGATGCGGGGATTGTTACCTTCATAATCCATCTCAACTAGAGCAGGTAACATACCATAGGTGTTGAACCAGTCAGCTCCTGAGTACATCTGTAATGGTAGATCTGAAGAGGCTATGTAATAGTTAGCAATACGAGTTCTAATATCAGCAGCCTTGCGCTGAGTATCTGAAACCATATTAGTAGCTGAGCAGTTAAATGATGGCATAGGTGCCATTGCTTCTGCTAAGTCTCTTGCTGCTACATCAATAAAGTTTGCAACTAAAGGTTTTGGATAATCCTCTGAGAACATAGAAGGATATACCTTGGACATATCGCCTTGACGTACAGATAGCACATCGCGCATACGTTGATCACGAGCAGCGTACTTAGTCTGTAATCTAGTCGCTTTTGCTGCGATCTCTTTAACTGTTAACAATTGTTCTCCTTAAATAAAGGTACGTTGTTTTTCATTAAGCATCTCATCTATGTTAATAACCATTCGCTTACGCTTTTCTGAATTTGATAGGAATGGGTTAGTCATATGATGCTTAGCGTGTATACCTTGGTTGAGCATCTCTCTTGCTCGGATCTCACAGAACCATAAAGCCATAACCATATCGGTCTTGCCTTTGGTAGTGGGTGACCAAGTAATTAACTGTTCTATTAATGATTTAACATTTTCAGTTTGATCACTTGGAAGATGTATTAGATTATCTCTATGGTGTTTACCATCTTGTTGCTTACTTCCAAATAAGGTAGACATAGAGGCTACACCGAAGCCTGCATCCCATTTGTTATTACCAGTGTGATGCTCTCGTAATATAACACCACGAGTTGCAAGGTGCGCTCTAATACCTTCATCTTGGGTTAAGAAAGATTGGAAAGCATTTCGCTCTACAATCCATTCACTAGGACCGTAGATAGATGTCCAGTTAAATATCAGATCTCTGATCTGTGCTGGAGTAGGTCTAGTAATCTTTATAGCATCTACTATATAACGCTTATGGTTAATGCGATCTATCGCATAGCAGATAGCTGCAGTATCTCCAACCATAGCTGGATCTAGACCGCAGATTATAGAAAAGCCGTTTAAATCTTTTGGGTGACCAGGATGACCTGGGGTAAGGCGACCACTCTTACGCATACCATCAATAGAGCCGCGAACGCACACAGGATCAAAAACTGCATCATCAGAGATGTCTTGTTGCTGGTAAATGAGCGCCCAAGTTGAAGCATCCATACTTTGTCGTTCATTGAAAAGATTGCGCCCGTTCCATCTTGGGTATAAGCCATCTTCGTTCTTATCCGATTCTGCTTGTCCGTCAAAGGGTTGATCTGAGGCAGGCCATAAAGTTTCCCACTTATTGGGATCTTCATCTGCAGTTAATAATGCTGGCATAGCCAAGTAGGTCCAAGGAACTAATCCACCAGGGTATCTATCTGGGTTGCGTAGTTCTTTATATAGGTCAACGGAAGCTACGCGAGTTCCAATGATAATAAGTTTACCTGTTGGGTTAAGACGAGATCTAACATCTTGGGTAAGCCATTTGATCTGTCGTTCAAAGTCATTAGCATTTGATAGGGTCACAGCATCGTCAACGATAATCATATCTGCACGTTTACCGTAGATCTGACCACCGATACCAACTGCTTCTATGTTGGGATCTTTTTCGCTAGATTCACGCAACTCATCACCGAAGGTAACACGAGTTGCCTGCCAGGAGGCTGACTTAGATTTGAACCCAACCCCAGCAGCGTAGGCAGTCTGTAATTCTTCATACATTGGATGTGTTAAACGTTGCTTAATAGCGTAGAGAAAGTCTGCTGCTAAGCGCTGGGTTTGGGAGACTATTAGGATTCTAAAGTTAGGGTTACGACAAACTTGCCAGGTTACATAATCAACTGTGATGGTGATGGACTTGGCGTGGTTTGGTGGGATGTTGATAAGGATACGGTTATTGCCGATACCCTTTTCGTACTTCATTGATGGATGTAACCAGGAAGGCTCATTGCCTTCTATGACATCTACTAAATTCTGTTGGTGGGGGAAGGTCTTATTATGTAAGAAACGTTGCCTAAAATCTGCGAAGGATAGATCGTGAGCATCCCCTGATGCGAACTGCTTGTCTTTAAGACCTAGCCTAGTTCTGTCTATCTTGTCTGCGAAGACTTTATCAGTTCTACGATAGTACTCGTAGGTCTTCATAGATTTACCTGCGGACTTGCAAGCCTCTTCTATAGTAAAAGCCTCGGCCACGCAATTTAGGATAATCCGCTTCGCTATGTCTGCGGAGTTTTCAGACATTATTTCTTCTTAGGCTTAGAAGGATTCTTCTGTCCAGCTTTGTAAGCTACTGCTGCTGCGCCACCTGTTACTAATGCTGCTTTTGCTTTTGCCTTACCAATGATAGGTGCTGCAGCTTTAATAGCTGCCACCTCTGCTTCTTTAATTGTTCTATAGTTCTTACCCTCTATAGCAGCCTTAATAGATTTAAGTTGGCCTGGGGTAAGGTCTGCTTTCTTAAAAGTAATTTTAGCAGCCTGAGGTGTAATACCCTTACCACCAGCTTTGCTGGTTACAGTTGCTGGTCCTTGGACTTTAATAGTCTTGGCTGCACCCTTACCTGTAGGTGTTTTAGTCCCAATATTCTTTGCCACGTTTTGGGCTGTCTTAATTCCTACCTTAGCAGCTTGTTTCTTTCCAAGTTGCGTAGCTGCTAGTCTACCTATAGTTATTGCTATTGGTACTAATGGTACTGCCATTGTTTAACTCCTTGTGGATAAGTGCGCCGTAAAAACTATATCATAGTGGGGAGGAAAATTGATAGTGGAGCGATCAATCTATTACACCTGCCGCGAAGTGTGTGTGTGCTGTTCGGTTCGCTTCACTTAACGTTACGCTCCCGAACGAGCTACAGCGAAGTGAGGGGTAAAGCCTCGCTCGCCCTTAGGGGGCATCGCGTAGGCTTTGCCGTAGCGATGTTGGTCGTAAAACTCATCACACCCCGTTTTACTCCCCTACTATATATAAGCCGAGAAAAATAGGTGATTTCCCGTTTTTACACAAAAAATCTTTATAAATGTGGTAGACATCACAAACAAAGTATATCAAATCGGACATTACGGACTAGCTGATTACACTTTAGGAAATATATTTATTTGGGGAGTATACAGTCCAGTGTCGGGTTTTTATTAAACGGGGGGTCTAGTTTTGCGGTCTACGGCGACACCCCACCCCCCCTGACCGCTCTGTGCTGTATTGGTAAGAATGTGAAGGCTTGCTACCCCTACGGCTACCTATTGACCCCATCTAATTTAATAAACTCTTTTAATCTGCCAGCTTTAATCCTTGCCAGCTATCACCAGCTATCGCCAGCTATCAGCTTTTAACTCTCAGCTTTCAGCTCACTAGCTTATTCTCTAGCTGGTAAAGCTCTCTCAGCTAACTCTCAGACACCAGCTATCTCACTATATGGAATAGATTGTAATAGGGTAGATACCCGTAGTATCTTAATCCTATTGGAGCAGATAGCTCTAATAACTAGACTAGATAGGACTAACTAATGAAATTAGTTAATGAGAAAGTAGAGTATAAAGCTTTCACTAAAGAGCTTAGCTTTAACGATAAAGTAAAGTTTATTAAAGCTTGCTTGAAAGATATGGGCTACTCTAAAGAGCTTATTGCTTACTTACTAAGCACATACGATTTAGATAGCTTTATCAATAACTTTAGCGGTAATCACTTAGAATTAGCTAGCCACTTCTTAGGCCACGCTAGGCACATAGACGAAAAGAGCTCTTACTAATGGCTAAGGTAATTAAGACCACCACTCTATTAGCTGATGAAAGTGGCAAGGTGTGGGCGGAGGCTTTATTAAGTGAGGCGCAAGTAAAGCGGATAATTAAAAGCTATGAGCGGGCGGGCGTTAGCCTTACCGCTTACGGCTCACCTAATCAAGTGCTTGAGCAATTAAGAGAGTTAGAGGGGGCGTTAAGTGCTTAATTGCTCTAAGTGTGAGAGAGAGATAAGCCCGTTAGCCGTATTCCCTAACGGCTTATGTGTAGAGTGTTATGCGCTAACGGCTGAGGCTAATGCGCCACTAACGGGGGAGGGCGTGGCTAATATGTGGAGAAGTAATAAGCTCATAAGTTAATGGTGTCCTATCCCTTATTCTGCCCTTAAAATAGGGTAGAGTAGGGGGTGGGATATCCTTAAAATCTAAGGGTATTGACTAGACGATAGGAGCAAGTTATGGAGTATAACGGCTGGAGTAATAGAGAAACTTGGGCGACTAAGTTATGGATAGATAATGAGCAAGGGCTTTACTATTACGCTAAAGATATGGCAAGCGGATATGGTAATGAGGATAAGAGAGGGCTGGCAGACGCATTAGAGGAGTGGATTACCGAACTCTTAGATATGGAGCAGGTATTCACCGCTCCACCTGCTCAGCGTAAAGAGTTAATTATGATGGCCTCAGATATTGGCTCACTTTATAGAGTGAATTGGTATGAGATAGCGGAAAGCCTACTTAGTGAATTGGTGGAGGCGTAATGAAATCACCTAATTATTACAGAGTGCGGACGATAGTGCGGGCGGTATTTTGGCTCTCACTACTGGCAGGGCTTTACCTAATCAGCTCCCGTCTATTTTGGACGGGAGAGGGCTACTGCTGGGGCGTGGGGTGCGGGCTATGAGTATCGTATGCTCAACCTGTGCAATTACTGGTAATCGTATCTGCTTGCATACTAACGCGGGCGATAGAGAGGGATACTGTATAGATTGCGGTGAGGAGTATCAGTTAGACGCTCTTAACCTTGACCTTAGGTGTGCTGATTGCGTAGAGCAGTGGGCATTAGATACAGAAGGGGCGAGTGTATGAGCGCGAGAGAGAAGGAGAAAACCGCACTTTGTAAGGGGTGCGGGTGGAGTTTTAGCTTATCAAGCCTATATTGGGGCGATAGGGGCGGACTTAACTGGCTTTGTGCTGAGTGTTTAGATATACAAAATAAAAGTATTTAGTGGCGGACTATGCTACACTCTTTGTCTAGGGGAGTGTGGTGTAGTATTCTACTAACTGCGTTAGTGGGAGAGGGCGAGCAAGGTGCTTGCTTATAGATAGATAGGAGAGAGTATGACTAAGTATATTGCTAATGAAAATGGCGATTGGTGGGAAGTGGTAGAGGGCGACAGCCTTTACCTAATAGATACAGAGTGGGAAAATATCACTACTAAAATGGAAGAAGAAAACTCAACGCCTAATGATGACAAGTTTGAACGTTTTATATGGAAATATGGCGCAACAGTTAGTATAGATATGGAAGGGGTAAGAGTATGAAGGTATCAACAGTTATTGATGAGTTAAAAAAATTAGACCCTAATGAGGAGATAGTAGTTAGCTGGTTTGATAAACAAACTTATCAAGATTATTACAATGATGAGATAGAGATAACTCCTGC